TGATACCGAGGGTAATAAGGTTGCCGGCCGGACTTGCTGGGCCACTTATGTTGCTGAAAGGGTTGCGGATGAAGGGAAGATTCTTTATCCGCGTAGGGGCTGGCGGTTGAGCTGGGTTGACCTGGACGGGAAGACACAAGAGATGTTTGTGTCTTTCTGCGAGCCTGACAGGACGGTTGGGTGGAATCGCCTCTTTATGGTGGCGAGCCTGAAAGATGCGGGGGATGAGGATGCCGGAGATAATTGAGCCTGCCTGTACAACGCTGCAAAGTGAGCCGGATAATATCGAAATTATCCGCGATCAGATTGCGGCTTTGCTTGCGGTGGACTTTGCGCATCAGGCTGAGCTTGCGGCTGAGGCTGGAGTAAAATCTAAGCGAGATTATGACGTGGCTGTGTATGTGGAAAATGAAAACCCATTGCAGTACGTGGATGATGAAGAGCCTGAAAGCAATCCTTTTCCCTGTGTCAATGTTTCTGTTGACTCATCAGGTAATGAGAGGGGAACGGGAAGCGTTAACAATCAGAATATGGTTGCGACTGTATATCTGGATGTATATGCGACTGGGAACACTGGAAGTAGCGAAGATTTTGGAATGAGGGCCGGGCTGAAGGCCTGGAAAACTGCAAGGCTTTGCCGCCGGATTCTCAGGGCTGAGAAAAATACTTTTTTCCGGCTCAGGGGAATTGTGGGGAATGTGGGCTGGAAGTTCCAGGCTTTTGAGCCGGATAATAGTCAGAGTGCAATTCGGGTGCGGATTGTGCGGATTACTTTAACGGTTCCTTATGTTGAGGACGTTGAGATCACCGAGGGTGTTCTTGACTGGGAAATTAACGGAATTATTACTGACGAGAATGGAAAAATTCTTGTTGGATCTGAATAAGGAGAAGAAGGGCTATGGGTGTTAGCGCAAGTGCAGTCAGTAGAGTTACTGGCATTGAAGTTACTCCTAAGAACTTTAACAAAGGGAATGCAAGTATGCTTCCTCAGCGGCTTGTGATTGTAGGTCAGGGAAACGATGACGCAATCTACAGCCTTGATAAATATGAATGTGACGGCAGTGCCGCAAGTGTGGCTGAAAGATACGGTTATGGAAGCCCGCTGCATCTTGCTGCTAAACAGCTTTATCCTACTGCGGGAAGTATGGCAACTTTTCCGGTTACTATCTTACCTGTAAAAAAAGGCGACAATTTTATTGCTGCAAAGGGCTCTCTCACTTTGACTGGTGAGGCTGCTAGTGCAGCGTCGCGCATTACTATCACTGTGGGCGGTCTTGATATTCTTGTGACTGTTGCAAAAGGTGAAGAACTTTCTGCAATCAATCAGGAAATTGTTCGCGTTATTAACGCTGAAAGTGACCGCTGTGTGACTGCTTTGCTTGTTCCTGGCAGTGAGGATAATCCTGATGTAATAGAGCTGACTGCCAGATGGAGCGGCTCTCTTGGTAATAGAATCGGTCTTTCTGTTGCGGGTGATATTCCGGGAATTGCTATAGCTGTAGCTCCATTTGCTGACGGTGCTGGAGTTCCGGCTGTAGACAGTGCTCTTGCTAAGATTGGAGAAATCTGGGAAACATTCATTCTTGATACATTTGACTACAGAGACGGTGAGAGTCCTTCGGCTCTGCTTGATGTGTATGAGGAATGGGGTGAAGGTGCCTGGGATGTTCTGGCCAAGCGTGGAGCTCTTGTTGCTCATGGTTGTACTGATGACTATGCGACAAGAACTGCTATTACTGATGCACGTCCAACAGATAGAATCAACTTCCTTATTGAAAGTGTGGGAGCTCCTGAGCTTCCTTTTGTTGTTGGGGCCAGAGGTTTGTTGGACATTCTGACAACTGCTGACAAGAATCCTGCTCAGAATTATAAGGGAACTCTGAAGGGAATAAAACGCGGTAGTGATGCCGCACAGGAAAGTTACGTTGTAAGAAATCAGGCTGTGATGAAGGGTGCTTCTACAAGTATTCCTAATGGCAGCGTAGCTGAGCTGAATGATGTTGTTACTTTCTATCATCCAACAAGTGCAGGCAAATATCCTGCATGGCGTTATGTTGTTGATGCTGTAAAGCTGATGAATATTGTGTATAACTTGCGCCTTATTACTGAAAGTGATGAGGTAAAGGGTGCGCCTCTTGTTCCTGACGGTCAGGCAACAACTAACCCGACAGCTGTACAGCCTAAAATGTTTAAGACCTGGTTTGCTAACCTTGCGGTATCGCTTGGCGAAGCTGCTTTGATTAGTGATGTTGAATTCACAATCGAAAATCTTGAAGTAAAGATTGATACTGAGAATTCAAAGAGAATTAACTATATCTTCCCTGTGAAGGTTAGCGGCAACGTGGAAGTAATTTCCGGCGATGTTTATTTTGGTCAGTATCTGGGCTAGGGGGTAGAATATGTCGATGGCAGGCGGAGCTTTAGAAAGTATCGTTATAAACGGCAGGCGTTTTACTTGTGACTCAGAAGACGAGCCAAAATTCAAAATGCCAGGATATGAAAATGAAGTGGTTGCCAACTCTGACGGCACTTCGAGAGTTAAGAAGACTCGTGTTGTTGGTACAATCACTGACATCAACATCGTTACCGATGATTCACGCGGTGACCAGCCATTTATAGAAGAGGCTGCGGCTAATCTTGATTTTGTGCCAATCAGTGCAACAAAGATTGATGGCACTCTCATCAGTGGTAATATGCAGATTACTGACGAGAAGGTTCTGGATGGCAAGGCTAATACAATGGCTATAAGTCTTGCCGGTGACTGGAGATATTTGTAGTTGAATAGGCGGGGCTGCGGCCCCTGCCTGTATTTTTTTTAAACGGAGCAAACAAATGGAAAAAGAAAACGTGATGACTGAAGACCTGGCAATGAAGGAAATTGAACGCTGGGCGGATGACAAGGACATTGACATCTATGTTACTGACGGGAACGGAAAGAGAATCCTTGATGCTTCTGTTCCAAGGCTTTTGAAGGAGATTCAGAGAGGAAGCCTTTATTTAAATGACGACTGCGATTTTGTATATGTAATAAGCAGCAAGAGCCCGGAAGGATATGCCGGCGAAAAACTTACACTCAAAAATCCAACCGGTGCTGCATACATGGCTATGGATAAATTCAAAGAACAGGAAGGAGTTCATAAGACTCTGGCGGTGGCTTCTGCAATTACAGGGCAGGACATTCGCTGGTTTTCAAATATAGCTAACAATGATTATAAGGTTATTTCGATTATTGTGGGTTTTTTTATAGCGGGCTAAAAGTCGAGATTGCACTGAAGGGACGGCGGCAGATGGTGAAGGCTGTTGTCGGGGTGCCGGTAATGATAAGGGAGATATATCAGAATTATCATTTGCCGATGAGACCACAAGAGCTTAGCCTGGATGATTTGAAATTCTGGTATGAGCCTTTGATTCCCGGCCTTATTAAGATGCAGAACATGAAGGATTAGAATAATGAGTGAGGAGAACGACTCAGAAGAGTTGAGCAGTAAAAAAGTTGAAAAAATTCTTGAGGGAATTGTTGAAATCAGAAATGATGTAAAACATTTGACTTCGAGAATGGACACTAGAGCTGCGGAAATAGAAAAACTTACCAGCAGAGTGGAAGCCCTGGAGATTAAGCTTGCCGTGAATGACCATAAGACTGACAAGAACAGTGGCTGGTTTGATTACATCTTTAAGGGGGCTTTGGTTCTTCTTGTCGGTTATGTGGCTGCTAAAATAGGGCTTAAATAGGGGGGGGAGCTTTATGCTTGCGAAGGTTTTATTCTGGCTTTGTGCTGCTCTTGTCGTTGGGCTTGGGCTTTGCGTGATTTATGCGAAAAGGCAGAAATCAAATGCGAATAAGTACAAGGCTTTGTATGAAGACAATAATAAGACAATCGAAGAACTTAGAAGAAGCCTGGACGGCAGCAGGAAGGAAGCGGATGTTAAGAGCGAAAACAGGAAAGAAGCTAAAAAGAAGGTTGATGAGCTGCATCATGGGGATGCTCTTGATAATGCTCTTAACGGGCTGCATAAGCACGACTAAGGTTGTTTATAAGCCTTATGTGCCGGAATTGGATTTTCCAATCTTCCCGGATCTTGAAGGCGAGGAAAGGAATGCTGATAACACTGTGACGGTTCCGGGTGAGTGGATAATCAGAATGCAGGAATTTCATATTTATTATGAAGAGCTTGAAAAAGATTACAACGATATAAAAGCGTTGTATGAAAAAATATACAAGGAGTGAAAAACTATGAAGAAAAAAACTTTTAATCTTGTTGTGGGAATAACCAGCGGCGTTGCAACTATTGCAAGTGCGGTTGTTACTTATATTTCTCCTGCTTATGCAGTGCAGATTGTTGCAGGAATTGGAATTGTAGCTACTGCTGTGAATGAAGTTTGCTCTCTCTTCATTAAGGTAGAAGAAAAGGTTGAAAAAAAGTAGAAAAATAATTTAGGACAGCTTGCGGCGCATTAACTCTATATCTCTCCAGTGCGCCGGAGCTGCTTTTTTATGGATGGGGGAAAAATGAAAAATAAAGAATATAGCAAATGGCTGAAGCTTCTGATTATTGTGCTGGGTGTGGCTGGCAGTGTTTTGTCATGGTTCGGACTTTTGGGGAATGCGACAATTGACGAGATCTGGAAGGTTTGCGGATTTGCTTATGCTATCAGCCTGGGCGTGATGGATTTTAACATTGCAAAAGACAACTGGAGCGAAAAGAAGGGAGAGACAAAAGAAGAAGCTTGTGAGGTGGAAAAATGATGTCCTTAACAAGCTTTATTCGTACTTATATTGGAAAAAAGGTTGACTATACTGACAAGGATTTTAAGGGTGATAAGTCTTATCAGTGTGTAGACCTTGCGCGTCAGTATTATCACGATGTCTGGGGCAAAGAGCAGTTTCCGGCTCTAGGTGCTGATGGTGGTGCAAGAAAAATTTTTGATAATCCGGGTGATGTGAATGTGACTCCAGACTCTGCTCTTGCGGATTATTCGCGGGGCGATGTTTTAATTTGGGATAAATCGGAAACGAATAAATATGGCCATGTTGCAATTCTTGTGGCCGTTTATAACACAAAATATTTTATTGTCCTGGAACAGGACGGATTTAAACAGAATGGCGTGCAGCTGGCTTTCAGGAGCCGGGAAAACCTGCGCGGTGCGTTGTGGATATGATGTGGAAAAGTTGAATTAGGTGGAGACAGTGCAATGGGAATGCTTCTGGATGATGTGAATCAAGTTGGAGAAATTAGCGGGGTTGAATTCTGGCGAAATACCTTGAGAAATGACAAGGTGCTTTTGGACGGAATTAACCGCGCTATTGTTGCTTTTACTTCTTCCAGTGGAGCTGACGGCATTGTGGAATATACGATTGACACGGGGCAGGACAGGCAGACTGTGAAGAGAACTGACCTTGCTTCTTTGTATGCAAGGCGTGACAAGCTGATTGATGAGATCAACAGAATTGAAGATGCTTTGAATGGTGGCAGAAAATGGAGTCAGGTGATTCCGGGGTTTTAGGATATGAAGAGCGTTGAAAATTATTCAGGCATGATAAAAGATATAATTGTTAAGGCTCTGAGCGACTATTATGGCGGTGACTTCTGGGATGGTGCTAAGTTTCCCGGTTCTTTGGGCCCTGTGAGTGAATGGGTCTTTGTTGACTACTGGAAGCTGCGCAAGAGAAGCATGAAGTTATTCAGGACTAACACCTATATGAAGGGTGTGATTCGCCGTCTTGTGACTAATGAGATTCATACTGGAATTGTTGCAACTCCTACTCCTATGGGAAGCGTTCTTTTTCCTGGAAGGGATGGAGTGGAGCAGGCTCAGAAGGCTGTTGAATACAGTGACAAAATTGCAAATGAGTTTGATTTGTACTGCAACAGTCCTGCTGTTTTTGACTGGAGCAAGAAAGACACTTTCGGAGCTTTTCAGAAGCTTGTAAGGACTGAAAGCCTTATAAGCGGCGACGGCATTATTATAAGCAGAATTGACAAGGCTACTAATCTTCCTAGATGGCAATGGGTGAACGGTGATCATATAAGAACGCCGGACAGTCCCAATTTGATTGAAGGGCATTATATCAAGCATGGTGTTGAATTTGACAAGTGGGGAAAGCGCGTTGCTTTTTACGTGCAAAGTATTGTTGACGGGGCTTATGAATATGAGAGAATTCCTGTAAGAGGAGAAAAAAGCGGCCGCTTAATCAGCTGGATGGTTTACGGTTCTGAGCATTTTGTGGATGATGTGAGGGGCGAGCCTTTCCTTGCCGATGCAATTTATATGCTGAAGGATTTAGACCGTACTCGTGATGCTGAGGTGCGGGCTAGTCTTGTTAACGCAATGATTCCGCTTTTCCTGGAAGAAGCTCCAAATGAGATAAAGATTGCTGCAGGCCCGGCTGATTATGCGAGAAGCTTGAGAGGCCCGGCGGCTCCTGCGAGTACAGCGGGTGCTGTAAACGGCGCGCCTTTGCCACCTTTGCCGGATGGGCCTTCACCAGCTTATCTGGATGTGACTCCACCGACTAATCAGATTGACATTATGAATCCGGGCACTGTGTATAAGGCTCCTAACGGGGGAAAGATTACGAGCTTTCAGACCAACAGGCCTAATGTTAATTACTCGACTTTTGAAAAGAGCATTATTGCCGTACTGGCATGGAGTCACAACATTCCGCCGGAAATCTTGATGATGGAGTTCGGCAACAATTACAGTGCGAGCAGACAGGCTAACAATGAATTTGAAGTTTATTTGAGTGACTTTGTAAAGAGTTTTTCACTTGCGGTTAACAAGCCGATTTATGAATGCTGGATTACTCAGATGGCTTTGACTGGTCAGATTGAGCTTCCAGGCTTTGTGCGTGCTTATGGAAACCCTGAAGCGTGGAGAATTGTTAACGGATGGATGCAGTGTGTATGGACTGGCTTGAATCGTCCATCAGTAGACAGAAACAAAGAAGCAAATGCGAGTCAGACGCTGCTGGACAACGGACTGACTACTTATGACATAGAGGCCAGAAGACATTCCGGCTTGAGTTTTGCCCAGGTAATGCAGACGTTAAAGCGTGAGCGTGAGCTGATGGCTAAGACTGACTTTGTGCCTCATGTTCTTGAAAATAATAACGGTGAGCCTGCTTACAGAGATGAGGACGAGCTTGAAGCTAGAATCACTGAGATTGTGAAAGCCTGCATGGCTGAAGGTGGTAAGCGATGAAGAATTACAAAGTCGTTACTGAATTCAGTATATTAGACAGGGCTACTAATCAGCTTAATAAAATGGCTTCTCAGGGCAATGTTGCGGCCGGAGTGCTTGGGCGTGGAATCAGCCAGGCTCAGGCTAGGGTGA